AATTGGTGTTTTTTAATTCGTTTTTTTATATTTTGTTATTTATATTATATTTATAAGAATTAACATTTATATTTATAAGAATTAACATTTATATTTATAAGAATTAACATTTATATTTAATTAATTCTATATATAATGGATACAATTAAAATAATAGGAACAAGAGAAGAAGTTTATAAATCTCAAGCAAAAAAAACAATAGGTGGATTAACTAAACCAGATATACTAGAAAAATGTAATAATGGTAAAACAACTTATATTAGCAAAAAATTATCAGATAAAATGAGATTACAATTAAATACAATTCGTGAAAACAATCCTAATTTTTTTAAAAATAAAAAAAGAACACATTGTGTTTCTTCTATTCATAAAAATAGTAATAGTAATAGTATTAATAATAATAATAGTAGTAATAATACTAATAATAATAATAATAATAGTAATAATACTAATTATAAAAATAAAAAAAAATCTAAAACTCATAAATTATCTTTTGAAATAAATAATAATAAAGTTAAAAATATATATTATCCAGAGTTAAATGGTTTAAATATAGAAGAATTAAAAGAAGAAATAAGAAGACAAGAAGAAGAAGAAAATGAAGAAGATGATTTAGAAAATATAGAAGAATTTGAAAGTCTAAATGAATTAACAGAAGTTTTTACTAAACCAACAAAACAATCTGTAAATAATACTAAAACTAAAAATTTTGTAATAGAAGAATTATCAGATGAAGTAGATAACTTTAATATTAATAGTTTATAGTTTATAAAATAGTATTTTTAAAAAATTTTATAAACTATTGTAATAATACATCTATTTTTTCAATTATTTTATTATAAAAACGATGTATTGCATATTTACTATCGCTATTATCTATTGTTTTTCTTTTTTTCTTTATAAGATTTACATTTTCAATATTTTTACTATTATTATACTTAAAACGTTTTATATAATAATAAATACTAAATAAATCACATTCAAATGATAATATATAGTCAGTATTTATTTTTTTCCTTATAATGGATTGTTCTTGTCTCATAAAGTTATATTGTGAATGATGTTGTAATGTAAAATTTGAAAATAAATATTTATTTGTAGATATATTTTTCATATTCATATTATGTAATAGTTGAATAGGTTGAACTATTCCTATTGTTTGAAAATAATCCAATAATTCCCAATGTTTATCTATAAAAATTTTATTATTAAGTAAATCGGCATTTTTTAATAATTCATAAATTGTATATATTTTTTTATAATACAAAATTAAGTCTTCTTTAGATTTATGACTATGTGTTTTAATTTGTAATTCATAAATAATAGGTATTGTATTAATATATAAATTCATAAAATATATACCTGCATCTTCTGAACATATACTATCAATAACTTCTGTTGATACTGGATTTGTTAATATATAATTTAGTTTTTCTAAAGGTGTAATACAAGTATGATTAATACGTTTAATTAAGTTATTATTTTTATCTTCGCTATTTTCATCATTACTAGTTTTATATTCGCTATTTTCAATTAGTTGTTTATTATTTAATTGATTATTATCTATTTGTTCATTATTATCTATATGTTCATTATTATCTATTTGTTCATTATTATCTATTTGTTCATTATTATCGATTTGTTGATTATTATTTAATGATAAATAATACTCATTTAATAATAAAATAATTTGTCTATAATCACCACAAGCATTATTTATAATATTATCTTTAATTGTATCATTAATTATAAAATTTTCTTCTGTAGAAATTTTATTAATTAATTTCAAACAATCTTTAGTTGATGGTTTATTAATATTTAATACAACACTATATTTCATTAATAATTGTAGTTTTTTATGTTTAATAGAATTACAGGTACAAATAACAGGACATAAATTAATTTGTTTTTTATTATCTTTATCTTTTGTTATAATATCTATTATTTCTTGAATTGAATTAAATTCACTAGAACCATTTAACCCATCAATTTCATCCATTACAATTGCTGTTTTTTTAAATTTATCATTATCATCAATACATACAGATACTTTACTAATTTGACCTAATGTTTCGTGTATTGTTTTTTTTGTTCTGGTATCACTTGCATTACATTCTATTATTTCATAATTATAATATTCTAAAATTAAATATGCTAGAGTTGTTTTACCAATTCCTGGCGTTCCGTGTAAAATGAGAAATGGTTTAGCGTCATCATTATTTTCAATTAAGTCTTTAATCCACTCTTTAACAACATTTAATTGTGTTTTAGAAATATAATAATCTGTTAATTTCTTTGGTCTATATTTCTCTAGCCAATATGTATTTTTATGTTTCATTTTTTATAAATAAGTTATATATTAATAAGTTTAAACTTATTATTTATTGTAGTTTTTCATTTATACAGTATATTTAATTTACTATTTATATTTTAAATTATATTTTTTATAATATAAAATATAAGTAGTTAATTAAATATATAAGTATTTAATTAAATATATAAGTATTTAATTAAATATATAACTATAATTTAAATATATATCTATAACTATAAGTTAAATATATATCTATAATTTATATAATAATAATAATAAAATGGGGGCAGGAACTTTAGTTGAACTTATTGCTCGTGGAAATCAAGATAAATATATTATAGGAAATCCTCAATTTTCATTTTTTAAATCAGTGTATAAAAGGCATACTAATTTTGCTATTGAACCAATTAAACAAATTTTTACTGAATCACCTGATTTTGGTAAAAGAGTAACATGTATTATTGATAAAAAAGCCGATTTACTTAGTGATATTATGTTAGAATTAGAATTACCAGCATTAAAAACATATGTAAGTTGGACTAATAATATTGGTTGTTTTATTATAGACTGGGTAGAATTACAATTTGGTGGTGAGCCAATAGATAGAATTTCAGGTGATTTACTAGATATATTTATGGATATAACAACACCATCTGGTAAAAAGCAACCTTTATATGATATGATTGGTAAATATAGTACCTTTAATAATAATACACAAACAGAAGCATTAAAATTATTAATACCAATTCCATTTTGGTTTTGTCGTAGTATTGAAAAAGCATTACCACTTATATCAATGCAATATACAGATATTAAATTAGTTTTTCAATTTAAATCTTTTGATAAATGTTGGTATAAACTTTCTAATGGTTCAACACCTGATAGCACCCCATCAATTACAAAAGCCAATTTAATATGTAATTTTATTTATTTAGATGTGTTTGAAAGAACAAAATTTGCGAAAGCACAAAATCACGAATATTTAATAGAACAATTTCAAACTCTAAATGGATTTCAATTAGCACAAAACCTTATTAATGCGAATGTAAGATTATTTTTTAATCATAATATTAAAGAATTATACTGGACTTATAGAACAAATGTAGCAACATCTTATAATGATTATAATAATTATGCTAATGTTACAAATTATGGAACGTCAAATGAACTTATTATTGCTCCATTTAATGAAATGAATTTACGTTTTAATGGTAATGATAGATTTGAAAAATTAGCCGAAACATTTTTTAGATTATATCAACCTTATAAACATCATTCATCAGGAACAAACGATTATATTTATATGTATTCCTTCGCACTCACGCCTGAAGATACACAACCTAGTGGAACGTGCAATTTTAGTAAATTAGATAATATTACATTAAATTTAGATTGTAGTGCTTCAATACCTAGTGGTATTATTAATGTTTATGCTATTAATTATAATATTTTAAGAATACAAAATGGTATGTCTGGATTACTATTTTCATCATAATGAGTAAAAATAAAAAAATGTATTAAATAAATTAAAATGTATTAAATAAATTAAAATGTATTAAATAAATTAAAATGTATTAATTATTATTAATTTTTAAATTTTTTAAATTTCATTAACAATATCAATTGCTGTAAAAAATGATTTACGACAACATAAACGAATAAGTCCTAATTCATCCATAATCTCACCTGCTATTGTTTTTTTTACTTCATCACTACTAATATCAATAATTAAAGGGTCTTCTTTACTATTAAGTGCTTGTTTTTTACGGATATATTCTTTTTTATAATATTCATTTTTATTACTTAATACTTTACCACAAGTACAACATCTTACATAAGGTATCATTTTTTTATTATTAAAAATACAAATTAATATTATATTATTAGTTATTTACTATTATATAATACTTATTTAATATTTATATTATTATTTTTATATTTAAATTAATTTATATTTATAAATCAATTTTTAAAATTAGTATTCTCTAGATATAATTAAAGTTAATTATTTATAATTGAATATAATTTTATTATAAATCCATTACAAATCTGTATAATTAGTATAATCCGTATCATTTAAATAATTAATACCAGCGGGCTCAGGTTCATCTTTACGAGGTAGAAAACTAGTTGTAATATCATAATTATTTGGTGTAATATCATTTACTTTTTCAACTATGTATTCATTTAATGTTTCATTCATTGTTTTAAATTCTTTTTGTAATTCTAATAGTTTATTATTTTCATATTCATTTAATCCTAAAAATGTAAATATATTTAATGTATTATTTACTTCTCTTTGTGAGTATAAGAGTTTATTATAAGAATAAATAGGATATTTTTTATTACTAACAGTATTATAAGCATTATAAAATACTTTGGACATTGTATTACGTATTTTTTTTCCTAAAAATTCTTTTTGAATACTGTCATCTGTTTTTATATTCATTACAAATTGTATGAGTGTTTCTAGATATGTTTTATAATTTATTAATAATGGAACAGTTCTAATTATTTCTTCTATGGTTATTTCTTCTTTACCTAATTTTAATCTTTTATCTATTAAAAAATCTTCTTTTTTTAATTTAACAACGGATGAGTTATTAATATTACTTGTCATAGATAAATCACTACCTCTCATTATATCAGGTAAAAATGTAGTATTGCTAGAACTACTTTCATTATCACAATAACCCATATTACTATTATTACAAGGTTGAAAGGCTTCTTTAATTTGTTTCTTCATAAATGTCATAAATTCTTTAGGATTAACAAAATGACGTTTATAAAAAAAATATATAATTACGATTAATATAAATGTAATTACAAATCGTGGGCTTTTATTAGCAATAAATACTATCACTAGAGTTAATAAAATAATAAATAACAAGTTTTCATCAATCATATTTATATTAAACTATAATTATTTGTATATCTATTATTATAAGTAGAAACTTATTTATATGCTAAAACTATAAAAAATTAAAAAATAAAAAATTAAATAATTAAATACTATGTAAATGTATCTAGAATAAGTTTATGATTTTTGTCATAAATATCTTTTAATTTTACTTTATTTGTATCAGAAATCGCAGATGTATAAACAGTATTTTCTAAATATTTATTAATAATTTTATCATTTTTATTTAATAATAATTCAAGTTCAGTTTTTAATTCATTAAAATCATTAGGAATAGTAATTTTATGTTTTTTATGTTTTTTAGTTAAAGACATAGTTATTTATAATTCACTTTGTGTTTCGCTTTTTTCTTCTCGTTGTTCTTCTTTTTGTTTATTAAGAAGTAATAAATCAATTTTAGTATTAATAGTTTTTTTACCTATAAATTTAGGTGCTTTTAAATCATAAGTATAAATATTATTATTACTATCTAATAATACTTTTTCTCCATTGATAATATCTTCCCAAAGAGTAATATAGGCATTATCATATTGTCGCGGGTCAAATTCAACTTTCCTTTTACGTCCTCTTTTATTATGAACAACTGTTGGTGTAGGTTCATCAATTCTTCCATTGGATAATTTAATTAAATGGCTTTTACAAAATTCAGTCCCATTATGTTTTTTTCTAGTGCATTGTTTATTATCTAATTTTCGTCCTAAGCATATATATTCTGTATTAATCACTTTTTTACATCTTTTTTTAAGATTAGATGTATATTCTTTAATAATAGTTGGTATATGCGTCATTATATGCTCATCCACAATTTCTTTTGGAACAGTAAAATTACATTTAGTTTTTAACGTATTTAATAGAATATCTATTGATTTATAATCAACAAAGAACATTGATTTTTGTTGTTTATTTTCAAAATTAAATGTTTCATTATTTAAAAGATGGTCAATATTAGTATTTGTTTCATTTGATGTTTCTATTAATGTATTAATAGGCGTAATATGTGTAATGTTTGTATTCTTTTCATCATTTTCATTATTACTTTTACTACTTAATGTAGTATCCTTTTTAGTTTGATTATTCATTTCATTTTGTTTTTTTAATTTATTAACTTGAGTATTATCTTTATTATTATCTTTATTATCATCTTGATTATAGGTTCCTAATATATCATCAATTGTATATTTATTTTTAAATCCTTTTACATTTTGATTAGTTTCATTGTTTATTTTAGTTTTTGACATAGTATTAAATATTAAAATAAACTTCTATAGTTCAGGTTAATATTTAAAATAAGTTAATGTTTAAAATAAATTAAACAAAATAACTTTAGTTAATTAATTTAAGTAAAATAGTTTAAAAATTTAAATTTCAATTTTTATAACTATTTAAAATGATTAAGAATTTTCTTTTTCTTTAAATTACATATTTTATATTATATAATTTATTTTTAAACTTTTATTAATTAATTTATAAAAATTTGAATTTAAAGAAAGAATTTAATATTTAATATTTAATATTTAATATTTTATAAATTTAATATTTTATAGATTTAATAATATATATATAAATTATAACTAAACCATTACAATGAATTACTTTAATTTTTTTAATATTATAATCATTTTAATACTAATTAGTAGTATTATTAGTTTAATAGTATTTTTAATAGACAAAAAAAATGTAAAAGAATATTTTACTTATTTTACTTGTTCTATGACATTAAATGATATAAATCCTAAATTTAAAGAGGATTATTTAAAATTTCACAATAGAACTGCTAGATGTGGAGATTGCGAAAATGCTCTTATAAAATTAAATGTAAATACTTGCCCTGTAGATGAATATGGTAGTCCTTCACATTATTGTGAACCTTCAGTTTTTATTGAAAGTTCATTAGGTAATCCTATTACATTTAAATATGATATTTCACCTCAAAATATGAAAAAATATTTTTGTATTCGTTAATTTATAGTTGTTATTTTTAATAAATTATATTTCATTTTTTATTTTTAGTTAATTAAAATAATATATATTAATAATATAGATAGTATAAATAACAATATAAATAACAATATAAATAATATAAATAATAAAATGTCTCCTAAAAAGAAAGTTATAACAGTAAAAAAGAAATCGAAAATAACAGATAAATCGAAAATAACAGATAAATCAAAAATAATTAAAAAATCAAAAATAATTAAAAAATCAAAAGATAAATTAAAAAAACATATTTATTCTACCTATTTTCCATTATTAATAGACCCTAATTTTACTTATGAAATAACTAATCATACTATTTTTAAAAATTATAAACTTTCACATAATAATGAAAAATTAGATAAACTTTATGATTTATATGAATCAAATGAAATTATTAAAAAAAAAACTAAAAAGAAAGATGAAATTTTCATATTAAAACCAATACAAAAATTATTAAGAACATTTATAAGTCCTTATACACCTTATAGAAGTTTATTAATCTATCATGAAATGGGGGTTGGTAAAAGTTGTACTGCTCTTACTATTGCTGAAAATTTAAAATCTATTGTGTCTAATTCAAATACTAAAATATATGTGATTAAACCAAATGAAATTGAAAGAGAATTATTTAATATTGATGATGTAAAAAATAATACTATTAATAATACATGTGTTGGTTCTACATACGTTGATATCATAAAAAATAAAGATATTAAAAGTAAAACTATAGTTGAAAATTGTATGAAAAATGATGAACAAAGTTGTACTATGTTAAAAAATAAAATAAATAAAGAAATAAAAAAAACATATACATTTAATGGTCCCGATACTTGGGTAAATACTATAAATAGAGAAATAGAATTAAAAACTAAACATATTACTAATGAAAATGAAAAAGAAAAAAAGAAAAAATCTATCATTGAAACAAATTTTAACAATTCAGTTATTATTATTGATGAAGTTCATAATATTAGAGAAACAGAGAAAGAAAAAAAATTCCCACCAGTTTTAAATATGGTATTAAAATACTCTAAAAATGTAAGACTTATTTTATTAAGTGGAACACCTATTTATGATAAACCCCAAGGCATTGTTAGTATTATAAATTATCTTTTATTAAATGATAAAAGACCAACTTTAAATGATAATGATATTTTTCATAATGATGGTAAATTAAAAGCAAATGGAAAAGCACTATTAGAAACTAATATAAGAGGTTATATTTCTTATATGAGAGGTAATAATCCTTATACTTTTCCTATAAAATTATCGGCAATCTATAATATCCCAAAACAAATGTTAAATTTATCTAACTATCCGTCAAAAGATATTAATGGTAAAACGTTAGATGAAAATAATAAAATCAAATATTTAGAACTTGTAAATTGTCCTTTTCAAGGAGAACAATTAAAACTAATTAATTATTTTATTGATAATACTAAAAGAATAAACTATAATGATGATGTGCTGGATAAACTTGCTACTGATACTTTAAATTCTAATTCTCTAAAGGATAATAAACTTAATGAGACTAAACTTGATAAACTAAATAATGATAAAGTAATTATATCTCAATCAACAGCCTATAATACAGAAATGCAAATTAGTAATTTTATTTATCAATCTCTAGATGAAGCAAATTATAATATTAATTTATTATCAGGTAATTCTGGATTAGAACAAATAGCAACAAAACAACAAAATAAAATTACTTATAAATTTAAAAATACAGACTATGGTAAAAGATTTAAATTACAAGAATTAAATAATTGGGGAGTTAAAATTGCTACTATATTAG